CAAAAAAAAAAAAATAAAAAAAAACGTTCTGTCGTTAGAAATAAGATTAAAAAAACCGAACAAGAAATTAGGGAAGAAGCTCGTATACGAAAACAACAACATCGGTTGAGATTGAAAGAAACTTATGGAAATGAAGAATATAAAAAAATGAGAACGACAGAAATGATAAATTATCGTAAAGTTCGCTCTGATAATAAAGAAATAACTGACAATCCAAATGAAAATCATATCAAAGAGAGTAAGCAAATAGATAATGCATTGATAATTGAGACACCTACCGTAGCAAAATATAAACCATCAACTGTAAATAATAAAGATATTGTTGCAAATAAAAATAAAAAGACTCACGAAGAAAAACGAGAAGAAGCTCGTCTAAAAAAACAACGTCAGCGAGCAGAATTGAAAGAAAAGTACGGTGACGAAGAGTATAAAAAGGCGAGAGCTATGGAAATAGCTGCATATCGTAAGAAATGTAAAGAAATTTAATATGATAGTAGTTTAATTTATAGATTTTTTATAAATTAAAGTTTGTTATATGGTTACATTTTTATTTTTATAATATTTTGTAAGTCCCGATGTTGGTCCCGACCAATTGTAGGTCACAAATTAATTTGAGTACGCAACGCCAGCCATTCCGCTCATAACACGGAGAACATTGTAATTGACGGCATAGACACGGACCTTGGCGGTGTTGGCACCGGAGACGGTTCCGGAGGAAAGCACAAGCTGCATCACTGCATTATCAATGCGAGAGAAGTTGCAAGATCCGCTTGGTTGGTGTTCCTCGGGGCGAAGGGCAAATGAGTACACATTGATACCGCAGTCAGGAGCACGGGTGTGGTGCTGGAAGGGCTGAACGGTGTCAAAGTAAGAACCCTCACGCTCAGAGAAGCGGTCTTGACCGTTGAGCTGCAACTTGGCAGTGACAACTGGGTTCTCACCCCAGCAGTGCATGTCAAGGGCAGTCTCAGCGAGCACGAATGTGCCGGCATCAGTGAGGGAAGCACCAGTAGTTTCAGTACCAGCAGCTTGGGCTTGCACACCGTTAAGTTGGAAGAGACCATTCGCATCAATAACACCAGTAGCACCAGAAGCCTGAGCATCATTACCGAATGCAATCACGGCATTGGGAAGAGCATCAATGGCATCAGTGTAGTTGAAGGGTTGGGCACCAAGGGTCTTGAAAAGAGTAGAATCACCAACCAAGGAAGCACAGTAATCAACGTTGGCATCAGGCTGCACAACCCAGATAAGCTCCTTGCAAGGGTGGTTGAAGTTCAACTTAATCTTGTTGGAGGAAGAACCGACAGATTCATCGCCAGTGAATTGGACCTGCTCAATGAGGTACTCGTGGGGGTTCTGTGCCATCTTGCGACGTTCATCGGTATCAAGGAAGATATAGTCAACGTACAAAGAGGCAGCAACAAGGGATTGTTGGTAAGCCTGAGACACAGCCTTAGCAGTGGCACCAGATAATGCATCAACTGCCCACAAGCACTCACCGATGGGGCGGAAATCAATGTTGAGCTTGACCTCGTGGTATTGAAGGGCAATCAAGGGAAGGGCAAGTCCGGGGTTACGGCAAAACCAGAATTGAAGAGGCACGTAAAGGGTGGTCTCAGGAAGAGCCTTGCGAGGGGCACACACTTGGTTAGGGGCACCAGTGGAAGCACAAGGACCAGACACATCGGCGAAAGCTGGGTCAGTGATGTAGGTAAGCTGGGTGGTGTTACCAATCATCTTGAAGTAACCAGACTGTTGCTCCTTGGAAAGGGTCAATTGGTTCCAGATGTGCATCCAGTCACCATATTGACGGTCAATGCGTTGACCACCAATCTCAACCTCAACCTGGGCAATAAGCTGCTCACCGATGAAATCTAACCAACGGGCATAGACATCACCACCAGTAGAATTCTTCATAGATTGGTTAATCTCGGGAAGGGTCACCTGAAGGTAGGTGCGGTAGGCAAGATCACCATTACGGCTGATCGTGCATGTAACACGGCGACCGAAATCGGCTTGTCCAGAGAAGGTCTGCTCAATGGACTCCATTGCGAAGTTGGTATGGCGTCTGTAGGACACCTTCCAGAAAGTAATCTCGGGGGTTCCGGTAAGGAACACGTCTTGTGCGCCATAGGCGACTAATTGCATCAAACCACCAGCCATTGTATGGAATTATATACTCTGTAAAGAAAAAAATCTGGTGAATTAATTAAATACATTAATTAATTCAATTAAAATATGGCTAAATCGTTTTACCGATTTTTTAACTATTGAGACATAGATTACTATAGAAACCACCAGAATTAAGCTACAAACATACTTTTGTAAATAAACTTGTAAATTACTACAATATTCCTAAATAGCAGGCAACACCCATATAATATTCGTTTTACCACAAATATTATACACAAATCACGAATTGAACATATTGCTGCATAATAATAGCATAACTGTTATAAGATAAAACTATCAGAATTGTAATTAGAGAGTAAGAACGTCTCTAAATAATCTTCTTGAAATACCTCTTGTCTGTTCTCGTGTTTCTTTGTAAAGATATAGGTATCGTTATTTTTCTTCACTGTCCATCCTTGGTCAAGTGCATTGGCTACAAAAACCAATTTTTGAAAAACTGATTTATTCACCTTTATGTTAGTTGGTGTATCCGTTACCAAGTTGCCTTGTTTGCTATTCATGTATATAGAATAATGCCATACTACAAATCACATACAAATACGAGTTCGTCAATAAAATACTAGAATTGTCCTAAAATCAACATAAAAACACTAGCCTAAATATTCTATTATAATATATACGTTATTACATGTCGGGGTCTAATATTATTAAGCCAAATGGGCATAAACCATCATTAAATACAATTGATGAAAAACATACTGATATGCTGAGGCAAATTAACAATGTGGCTGAAGAAATAATTCCTCGTTTAAATTCGGAGAAAGAGCAATTAAAACGTTATATTCGCACATTAACGTCTGACCAAGTATCTGAATGCCTAGATGCACGAGACCGAATCAATGACATTCGCACAGAGATTCGCAATCACAGAAAAGAGAACAAAGAATATATGTTAAATAATGCAAAGTATATATTTGGTTATTTTGAACAAAAGCAACAGATTTCTAATAAACTAGAAAAGGTTCAGAATATGAGTTCAGTCAACACATTTTTTAAAATCAAATCTAATAATCCAACTTCAGACAATGAAGCTAGTAATAAATATGCAAAATTAAAGAGAAATTGCCAAAAATATTGGCGCAATGTAACCAATGACCTTACGAATATGCAGGATTATATAATGGGGTCAGACCTATGCGAAACATGCCAAATCGGAGAACTCATTCCACAAGACGAAGAGGGTGTTCTTATATGTAATAATCGGAAATGTGGTAGGTTTATTACCTATATTGTAGATAGTTCCAAACCAAACAACAAAGAACCACCAAACGAGGTATCCTATACCGCGTATATACGATTAAACCATTTCAAGGAAATCTTATCCCAATTTCAAGCGAAGGAAACCACCCAAATACCGGAGGAAGTATTAGCTGCAATCCGTTCGCGTATAAAGAAGGAGCGTATTACCGATATGTCATTGATTAATTACGATAAAATGCGCGATATTTTACGGAAACTAGGTCTAAACAAGTACTTTGAGCATATTCAATATATTAATTCTCTTTTTGGTATTAAACCACCCGTTATGAACGAAGAACTACACGAAACTTTATGTGTTCTCTTTATTGAAATACAGAAACCTTGGGCAGTGCATTGTCCTGCTAGTAGAACCAACTTCTTTAATTATACATATACCCTTCATCAACTATGTGTTTTACTTGACCAGACACAGTACTTACCCTATATACCTATGATGAAAGACCGAGAGAAACAACTAGAACAGGATATGATTTGGAAAAAGGTATGTCACGACTTGGATTGGGAGTTTTTCCCGTCTGTATAGATTTTGTATATTTCACACAAAATCTATATAAACCATTCTTGTTGTTTAGTAGTATCACTGAACATTGAATAATGAACAATACACAGTTCTCGTATCCTTTGAAATTAACCCTATCTTACACGAATGATGTTGAATATCGGATATCTATACGCCAATTGTTTCAAATGAATGCACAGAGATATCCAGATATTGTGCATTCAGACATTGACGATGTCAGTCGCGATGAATTAGAATATGATGAAACCTCGGCTGACTTGGCAATGCAATATATAATGGAGAAAACACACAACCACCCACTATTCCGCACATTATATGAACAAGCCGCATCATTTATGTTTTCAACCGATATAAATATTGGTCTAGCCGTATTATTTAGTTATGATTACCTCTTGCTTTTCCACGAGTGTCTATCTGAATACTTTTTGTCATTGGCAGACAGCGAATGCCAGTTTACTGAACAAAACGAAACATACCAAGCACTTTATACTCGTATTTTTATGAAAAGATAAGATTTTTTTGTATATAGAATGTATATTCTGTATACAAACATGTCATCAACACGTAATAAAAATATGCTAGGCGATTATACATTAGAACAATCATCTAACAAAATGGGTTGTAAATATTCTACATATGAGAGTGCTGGTAAACCAGTTGAAACATATTATGCTGGCGACGGACTACTTGCTGGTAGAATTGCTGCATCAAATCTTGCATTCAATGCTTGTGATATTGAGTCTCAGTTATTCGGTATCGGGTCAACCAATCTGGTTAATCCAAAGAAGGATGTCCAACCTGATATAAAACCTTTGCAATCATTGAATATCATTGATAAGTTACCGGTTCTTATTCCAGAGCCATTGGTGGTTGAACATAATCAGCGACCCTATTTTATGAACTAGGATGATTTTTTACTGTATGTCGGTTAAACGAAGGACGTTTTGATTTAAACGACGTATTATGAAGGGCGGGTTTAACTGGTCGGTTATTTAGTTCATTCTGTTTGATGGTCATCTTCAATGGCGGTGGGGCAGTTGATGGGGGACTACTCGTCTTATATAAATTCAAAATGGCTTGCAATTGACTCGCAAATTCGTCACTGGCGTTATTTGTCGGGGGGTCAGTGGGTAATTGTTCGCACTGTTCTATCAAAATGGTCATATATTCCGGCAATGGGTCAGTTGAACCATCTAGATTAACTCGTAATGGTAATCTAATATTTGCCGTGACATAACGGTCATTCATATGTTTGTTAAATAGAATAGAATAATAAATATATTCTATTTAACTCGTTTTCAGGCGATACGATTATTGTTTTTTTACTTGCTTATTCAATTCTGATAATACGGTCAATAAATTTTTAAAATTCTTATCATCTATATTTGTTGTCTTCTGCTTCACGACCGGCTTGACAGTAGATGGGTTTTCCGTTATTTTATGAAAAGCTTTCTTTTGATTATCCCAAAATAAGTGTATTTTAGAAATTATTTCTGGAGCAGTATCCGGTGATGTGGATTCATTTATAATATATGTTGCAATATATGTAAAATTATTTTTATCTCGGAGTTGGTCTGTAATATAGGTAGGTAATTCTTCTGTTGTAATAGTTTTCTTTATGGGTGAGTCGGTTTTGTCTTTGTCTGATTCTTTTTTTTCAAATAGACTCCAGACCAAATCTTTTATATTAGCAAAATTAGTTGGTGTTGTTGCCTGTTCCAGTGCTTGTTTTTGTACCGCTTCTAGTTTTTCTGCTAGTTCTGTTTCCAGTGCTTCTAGTTTTTGTGCTTGTTCGGTTCGTTCTTTATCTACCTGTTCCAGTGCTTCTTGTTGTATTTTTAGTGCTTCTTGTTGTATTTTTAGTGCTTCTTGTTGTCTTTTCAGTGCTTCTTGTGCTTCTGTTTCTAATTGTTGTGCTTGTGCTTGTTTTTGTACCGCTTCTAGTTTTTCTGCTAGTTCTGTTTCCAGTGCTTCTAGTTTTTGTGCTTGTTCGGTTCGTTCTTTATCT